TATCACAATCGATGGCGTAGCAAAAACGCCGGCGAGCCTAAACTTTTCGGGCGCCACAAATCTTAATGGTGTTGCGACCATCATCAACGGCGCCTTAACTGGCGGCGTTTGCACCTGGAACGGCTCACAATTTATCATCACCAGTAACACCACGGGTGCGGGAGCTGCGGCCTCGGGCACTATTACTTTTGCCTCTAATCCCTCGGCAAGTGATACCGTTACCATCGGCGGTACGGCCATCACGTTTGTTGCAAGCGGCCCCACCGGAAGCCAAGTTCTCATCGGCGGCTCGCCCTCTGCGACCGCAACTAATCTTTTAAATTTCTTGCAAGCATCCGTGGACACCAATTTGGTGAAGGGTATTTACTCCCTTGTCGGAACGGTTCTTACGGTCACGTATTACCAAATCGGAACGGCCGGAAATAGCTTCACCCTCGCCAAGTCCAGTTCGGCGATTACGATCTCTGGTGGGGATTTAGCGGGCGGCGTTGCTGCAAGCTCGGTTGGATACGCAACAGCACCAGGGTCAGGCACTGACATATCGTCGCTACTTGGGTTGACGGCAAGTACCTCTCTTGCACTCATTCCGGGCTATGCCGCCGAAAGCCCTGTTCAATGTGCCTCGGTTTTGGCGAATTTGTCTAGCGCTTGGTATGGCCTAATGTTTGCCTCGACCGCATCGATTACAGATAGCCAAAATATCGCGGTCTGCGGCTTCATTGAAGCACTCTCTATCACAAGAGTTTTTGGCGTCACGACGCAAGAGACGGCAACACTTAGCTCACTCTCAACCACCGATCTCGCTTCGCAGATGGTGGCAGGTGGCTACATTCAATCGCTGATTCAATATAGCAGCTTCACCCCCTATGCGATTGCAAGCTTCTTTGGGCGCGCCTTTACGGTAAATTTCGCAGCCTCGAATTCAACCATCACCATGATGTACAAACAAGAGCCCGGCGTTGATGCTGAGAACTTGACTGAAAATCAGGCACAGGTTCTGACCGCTAAACGCTGCAACGTGTTTGTCGAATACGTGAATGACACCGCGATTGTGCAAAATGGTGTCATGAGCGGGCCGCGTTTCTTCGATGAAACCTTCGGCCTCAATTGGTTCCAAAATGCAGTGCAAACGGATGTCTATAATGCGCTCTACACAAGCCCCACCAAGATTCCGCAAACGGACGCAGGCGTTAACCAACTCGTTAACGTCATCGCAGGAGACTGCGAGGAGGCCGTGAATAACGGCCTCGTGGCTCCCGGCGTGTGGAATGCTCCCGGCTTCGGAAACTTGGCTCAAGGCCAATATCTAAAAACGGGTTACTACATTTACGCGCAACCGATTGCGCTGCAATCACAAGCCGACCGCGAAACACGCGTGTCGCCGCCTATCCAAGTTGCGATAAAACTTGCAGGGGCTATTCAAACTGTTGACGTACTCGTCACGGTCAATCGCTAAAAGGGGGACACATGGTTTATTCATTTCTTAATGTAAACTGTTCAATCGAAGGACCGGGCGGGATTTTTAATCTCGCGGCGGGGGCTGCAGCCGCCGAAGAAGGCATCACGATTGAGGCCTCTGAAGACAAAAACGTCATGACCATCGGCGCCGACGGTAAAGGGCAGCACTCACTTATTGCAAGCGATGCCTGCACACTTACGGTTCGTCTTTTGAAAACCTCGCCTCTTAATGCAGCGCTTATGGTGATGTATGATCTTCAAAGCGCAAGCTCGGCTGTTTGGGGACAAAACGTTTTCACCATCGTCGATACGGGCCGTAACGATTACACGGTTATTCAATCGGCAGCTTTTAAAAAGAAGCCCACCATTACTTACGCAAAAGAAGCGGGCATGATGGAGTGGACTTTTGACGGTATTAAAGCCAATAGTCTTTTGGGGGCGGGCCAGTAGGTAATTTATGAGCAATGAATTTTCAATTGGCGGCCGGGAATTTAAAATGAGTAAAATCCCGGCCATGAAACAATTCCATTTGGTGCGTCGTATTGCGCCCATTCTAGCCGACATGCTTCCGGCGATGAAAGACGTGAAAAGTATCACCAAACTAGGCGAAGCGTCCGAGGGTGAGAAACTTGAGCAGATTGCAAAATTCGTAACCCCCATAATGACGGGTTTGTCGAAACTTTCTGATGACGATTCAGATAAGGTCCTATTTTCCCTTCTTTCATCCGTTGAAATTAAACAAGGCGGCCCCGGAAACTGGGCCAAGATTGCTAATGACCAAATGATTATGATGCAGGATTTGGAACTTCCAATTTTACTTCAAGTTGCAGGGAGGGCATTTATGTTTAATCTCTCTGGTTTTTTCGCCGTACTCCCTCAAAGTTCGTAAGCAGCGGGGGAGAGACTAAAAGACCAGTGCAACTGGTCATGATGGGGAGTGAAGAAGATTGGTTAATGCGCCCGGTATTAGAGGGTCTTTGCAAATATGAAAGCCTTAAGGATTGTACTTTAGACTTAGAGGATATCGCAAAAATGAACGATGCACTCGACGTTCGAATAGAAAATGAAAATAGGCGCAAGAAGGCGAACGATGCATGAGCGGCGATATCATAAAATCATTTTTGGTGGGCCTTGGTTTCGATGTCGATGACTCGAGTCTCGGGAAATTTAATAACGCCATCACTAGCGCGACCGTTAAAGTTACGGCCCTTTTTGCATCTGTAGATGCTGCCGCCACCGGAATTGTTTACGGCATATCGAATATTTCCGATAGTTTTGAAAAGATGGGGTACGAGTACCGCATCATTGCGCCCGCCATTAATAAAGCTCTTGTCCTTCGGAACGAGCTTTTTAAAGCTTACGATGCTGCTGGTATAAATATTCAAAAGGTAGTTCTAGCTTCAGTGAAGCTTAACTTGAGTCTTGCAAAAACGAAGTTTGCTTTTGACGCCATTTATAAATCGGTTGGTTCAAGATTTTTCGGGCTCCTTACTAAGCAGTCAGATATTTTTCGTAAAAAAATATATGACAATATGCCTAAAATCCAAGAGGCTCTGGAAACTTTTGTAAAGTTTATTTTTAAGGCTTTTGATTTAGTAACTCAATTAGGTGTGCGTCTTTGGTCTATTCTTACCCGCGTATACGATTTTTTTGCTCAGCTTCATAAAGCCACCAGTGGGTGGTCGGCCGTTATCCTGGGGGTTGTCGCGGCCTGGGAGGCTCTTAATCTTTCCTTTTTGGCTACGCCTCTTGGTGAGCTTATACTAAGCCTCACGACACTGCTTGCTCTTTATGATGACTTTGCAACTTTCCAAGAGGGCGGGAAGTCTTTATTTGATTGGGGACCAGTTCTTCCGTTTCTTCGGGAAGTCATATACGAAGTAAAATTTCTTTTAAATCTTTTAGACGGTGCTGCTAAAGTTATAGATCAATTATTTTATTCTATAGGTTCTCTATTTACGGGTCAGTTTAGTACGGCCCTAACTAATTTAAAAGAATTAGGTGCAGTTCTCTCAGGGGATAGACTTCTTTTCCAAAATGAAAAGCCAAATATTTCTCAAAATCTTTCTGACATATCTAAACTAGGCGCGCCAACTCAAAGTTATGCAAATTCAACTTCGAATTCGAATGTTAATCAGCATGTCTCCTTCCACGACACGTATAATATTTCAGGGAGTGCCGATGCTAGCTCTGTTGGAAGATCTATCGCGGGGCAACAAAAAGATGTGCAGTACGATATTATGCAAAATCTGGTGGGGGGCACTAGATGAGTTTCTTAAGCCAGCCGCTGCAGGATGTAATCTTTGGTCCCAGCCGGATGATTGGCTCAATTGCAGTTCAAGTGGTGGTTGATGAAGCTACAACCGATACGCTCACCATCACAAAACAGCCCGTGCAACAGGGCGCTTCAATCACTGACCATGCGTACATGGAACCAACCGTTCTTTCGATGACGATTTATTTTAGCGGTAACTCAACGCTTTCGTTTTTGCCAACGCCGCTTTCGACAATTTATCAGCAGCTTTTGACTTTGCAATCGAGTTTTGTCCCCTTTACGGTTA